GCACCTAAACAAGGCATGTGAGACACGCCTGTCAGATGGGCGACTGCTTGGTGCTGTCAGAATGAAGAGCATACACGTCAAGCAGGTAGTAGACTGCTATGAGCAGTGGCTAAAGATTGGCACATCCACTGCTAACAAGCGCATGGCTATCCTGTCAGCCTGCTGGAAATATGCTAGGCAGTGGGAGATCGTTGAAGCAGATCCTATTAGCCTTGTGGATCGCAGACCTACCAAGCCGCGCAAGGTACGCTGGGGTAGAGATCACGTAAAAGCATTTCTTGATGTGGCATACAGTAACTTTGAGTACCGCAGTTTAGGGTTACTCGTTCATATGTCTTACGAGTGGGGCCAGCGTGTAGGTGACATGCGTACACTTAAGTGGTCTTCACTTGACTTGGATGCCCAGCGCGTTGACATAACGCAGAGCAAGCGTAACGCTGATGTGCACCTGCCAATCAGTGACAACTTGGCCCACATGCTGCGGCAACAGGAGAAAGACTTTGGCTTTCAGGATTTTGTTGTACCCTGTACTAGACTACGATCAGGTGCATACACACCTTACCGTGAAGAGGAATTGTTCTTTCATATCAATAAGGTAAAAGAGGAAGCTAATGTACCACGTGAACTTACTGCGATGGACTTACGACGTACCGCAGTGACAGAAATGCTTGAGGGAGGGGTTGACATGGCAGGTATTATGCAAGTTACTGGTCACCGCAATCCACAGTCTGTTAAGCCTTACATGGTGAACACATTGCGTGGGGCGAGTGCAGCGTTGTCTGCTAGAGGAGAGAGTGATGAGTCGTAACTTAAAAGGCTACCTAGAGATGTTAGACGTTGCAGAGGGTGCGTCCTATCGTGGTACATGCCCTGCTTGCTATGCTTCTAATACATTCACAGCTACCAAAGAGATGGGCATCCTGCGCTACAACTGCTACAAGCTAGGCTGTGACATCAAGGGCTACTATCACGATACGCTATCCGCAGCCGACATCCGTGCACTACTGAAGGGCAAGGAGGATGTTGTAAAGCGTGAGCCTGACACGATGGAGATACCACTATATGTGGTACAGCCCAGCGCAGAGCACACTAAGTTTCACGACTTTGTAGGGCGGTGGGGGTTGAACCCTACGTCACTCTTGTATGACCTGAAGGATGAACGTGTTGTGTTCCCTATCCTGTACAAGGGTAGAGTAATTGACGGTGCAGGACGTGCTGTAGGTGGTAAACTGCCTAAGTGGTACCGCTATACGGGTGCAGCTGACTACTACTTACGTGGCACATCCTCTACACTGCTGATTGTGGAGGACTGTGTGTCTGCTATGGTAGCGCAACTGAAGGTGCCAGGTCTTTCTGCTATGGCAATCCTTGGCACTAGTCTAACACCTGCACACTATGAGAAGATTGGTGAGTTTGACAGGGTAATAGTGGCACTAGATCCTGATGCTGCACACAAGACACTGCAGTACAAGCGTGAGATAGAAGCCTGGACAGGGTTACCTACTGTTGCTTTACGTATTGAGGATGACATAAAGTATGTAGTACCAAGTGACTTGGAGCAACTGAGGAGTTTAGTTAAATGGAATACGAACTAGAGCAGCACCTACGTGAGATGGGATTGCTTACTAAAGAAGACAAACCACAAGAAGAAGTAGAGCGTGTTGTGTACGACTACTCATTCAAAGACCCTAGAGATGCAAATGGAGAGGTGCCATTCTAATGTCAAACCACACACCTAAAAAGCCGAGCCAAGAATGGTTAGATCACATTAAGAATAGGTACACTTATGATAGAGAGAAAGGGCAAGTGTTCAATAATAAGAAAGGTAAACCTCCTGTAGCACTTAACGCTCACGGTTACCTACGATACACTATCTGCTTAAACGGTAAGCAAAGATTTGCTCTGGCTCATCACTTAGTTTGGTTCTTTGAGTATGAGGAGTGGCCTACGTCCAGCTTAGATCACATTGATGGTAACAAGGTGAACAACCATCACACCAACCTTAGACAGGCCACAAGTAGGGAAAATACTCAGTTTTACAGTAGGTCTAGGAAGACAGCTAGTAAGTACGTGGGTGTGGACTGGGTGCCGAGGTGTAAGCCGTGGCGGGCACGGATACGCATAGAAGGTAAGCTAAAACACTTAGGTATTTATGAATGCGAGATAGAAGCAGCAAGGGCCTACGACAAAGCATTGGTAGGTTTAGGTCTTGCACCTGTTAATGTTAATATCATGCGTGACGAAGAGAGAATGCAGGAAGCAATGGAGTTTATGAATGACACAGATTGAAACAACATACGTAGACCACATGGGCAGTGACCTGTCAGTTGTAAACGCAGCACGGGTCAGCTTTGGTAAGACATCAGAGATGGACATGAGTGATCCTTGGGGACCACCTAAGTTAAAACAGAGGGATGCTAAGCTCATCAAGTACTTAGCCAAGCACAAGCATATTAGCCCTTTTGGTCACGCATTTGCCAGCTTCCACGTCAAGGCACCCATCTTTGTAGCACGACAACTTGTGAAGCATAAGTTCCTACGGTGGAATGAGATTAGTCGTCGTTACGTAGATGATGAGCCTGAGTTCTATAACCCAGACGTATGGCGTGGACGTAGTGCTGATAAGAAGCAGGGCAGTGAGGGTGTTGTGACGCACATGGACATTGGGTGTGGCTACGAAGAGTGCTGCCCCCCTGATGGAACTATGTTGCAACCCCTAGAAGACTGGGTACAAGGCTTTAATATTCAAGCGTTTGAGGACTACACAACACTAATCAAATCTGGAGTAGCACCTGAGATGGCACGTATGGTCCTGCCACAAAGCACACTAACTGAGTGGTACTGGTCAGGTAGCCTTGATGCCTTTGCTGACATGTGTCGGCTACGTTTACCTTCAGACACACAACAGGAAACACGCGAAGTTGCACAACAGATTAGTGAGAAGATGTCTGAGTTGTTCCCTGTATCATGGGATGCCCTTCTTATCGTAAAAGATAAAAACCTGTGATATTGCGGGTATTAGCCCCGTATTTATCACAGACAGTAAATCGCTAAAAGGAGAAACAAGATGACTGACGGAAACACATACGCAATCAACAAGCACCTCAACGATCAAGAGGACTGGGACGCACTGCAAGAGGTCACGACAGAGCTTGAGCAGGCAGAGGCAAGGATCGAGGAACTGGAGGGTAAGCTATCTAAGAGCGAAGCTCTATTGGCGAAGGCGGTGGAGGCAGAACGGGTGTATTGCGCAAATGTCGTGAAGCACTTCTATGATAATGGCTTTACGGGTGTATTGCGCATCTATGATAATGGCTTTTTCACAAAGCCCGATGACATCATTAACCGCACCACCCTCGCAGAACTAAAAGGACAAGACGATGAGTGACTGTAAATGGCCAGAAGGAACTTGTGCTTGCTATGCTCAGGAAGCCGTAAAGCCTGACTATGCTGGCCGTGTGTGGATGCACTGTGAAGAAGGCTTGTCCCTGTCGAAAGCCAGTATGTCTCGGTTTGTGATGTTCTGCCTGATGAACGGCGTCGAGATTGGAACACTGCACCCTTTCAACCCTGCTTTTCCACGCAGCCAAGTGTCAGCATCGGTGCGCTTGAAGCCAGAACAGTTCGCTGCGTTTGAGGCTGAGACGGGCGGCAAACTGAGGAAGCCCCCAGTCATTTCTCTGAACTCAAGCAGCCCCGCAGAACTGAAAATGTAAGCTTCGTGCTACATATTCAGGAATTACGACTTACACGTAAGTCACATACGCAAAAGACGGAGGATAACTATGACACTAGACAAACACTACCTAGTAGTAGAGAAAGTGGTTGAACACGAGGATGGTTCAGCAACCTACACGTTTGACGTGAGTACCGAGACTAAAGATATGTTCGTAAACGATGGCATACGTCTTGTTCTAATGTGTGCTGTAGCTGAGATCAGTGTAGAAGATGCCTTTGACCTCATACACAATATTGCCAAGGAGAAACTTGATGCTGAGTGATGTACTCAAACACCTTGACGGACATGATGCACTGTATGCCTTCGCAGCTATGTGTCAGCTACGGTGTGCCTCAGACACACAGTACGAGAGCCGTGTTGTAGCAGATCAAATCAGTGAGAAGATGTCTGAGTTGTTTCCTGTATCATGGGAGGCTCTTATGGAAGGACAAGATGATGAGTGACTACAACGCAACCCGCAGCGCAGCTACTCAGGTCACAGGCCGCTTAAACCTTACGCTTGACACTGACGAGCTAGGTATCTGGCTAGTTGATGAAACACCAGAAGGACCACAACAACTAGGGCATATCTCTTGGAGGGAGATCACCCGTGGTGTGCAAGAAGATAGGCAACGAAGATCGGCAAAAGGAGAGTGACAGTGTACACAGTAGAGTATGAAAGCAATGCTTCTATTATCACTAGTCTAGACAAGCACGATGCATATCATGATGTTCAGGTCATTATATGTGAAGACGATAGTGTTTTCATAAGGCAGTATAACTTAGACACAGAAGAGATGGACATGATCTACATGTCTTACGATCAACTGCTGGACATAAGGGCGGGGCTAGATAGCTCAGAGGGTGCCTTTATGTTAGTACGTAGAGAGGATGATATGCCATGAGTATGGTTGGTGAGTTAGAAAATCTAGAGTATGAGTACAATCAGTTGTACAAGGAGTGTACCCGGTTGATGTCTCAATATCATGAGAGGTACTTAGCACTTATGGATGTAAAGCAGCGCATAGATATCATGAATGCTGTTATGAATGAGAAGAGGACAGTGAATTGATCTACACAGGATACTACTTAGCAGGTGCTTTGTACCTTCTAGGTGCAGCTATGTACTTAGTAGTACTAGAGGCGACGGACGAGGAGAACGCTCCTAATGCAGCCTTAATTGCTGCACTTGTTTGGCCCTACATAGCCTTACGAGTTATTATAGAGCGGATTATATATGGGGATGAAGAACGATGATGGAACTAGCACTACTTAAGACAATGCTGAGCAAGGACTTCTACAATCAACACAAGGGTATTCGCTGCCCTGATAGCATCTTCACGAAAGATGTACGTAAGATAAAGCAGACGCTTGATAGCGCAATGCAACAGTATGAGGGTGACCTTGGTGTAGCAGATGTAGAGGCACTGTTTTACTCACAGAACCAGACTATGACTACCGCTACTAAGACAGCATACGCAGATCTATTTCGTAAACTAGAAAAAGAGAGCACTATCAAGGAGGACATTGCAGAGGAAGTACTTGGCACCCTGTTTCAACAGCATGTAGGTGAGAAGGTAGCGAACTTAGGCTTCGACTTTGTGAACGGTACAGAGCAGAGCCTAGAGCCACTACGCAGACTGTTAGACGACTACAAGAATGACTTCACACCTAACCTGCGCATTGAGTGGGATGACATTGGTGTTGATGCTCTACTAGAGGATAACGATCTGCAGACACAGTGGAAGTTTAACATCCCTAGCCTACGACGCCGTGTTGAGGGTGTATCAGGAGGTCACTTACTGCTCGTGGGTGCGCGTCCTAACACAGGCAAGACTAGCTTTCATGCATCACTAATTGCTGGCCCAGATGGTTGGGCGCATCAGGGTGCTAAGTGTGTGATCCTGTGTAACGAAGAGGGTTCTTCACGTGTTGGTGCACGTTACTTGAGTGCAGCCGCTAACATGACGATGGAAGAGGTTAAGGGTAACATATCACTAGCCAAGTCTCGCTACGAGCCTGTACGTCAGAACATTCGTATCAAGGATAGCACAAATAAAGACATGAAGTGGGTTGAGTCTGTAGTCAAACAGGAACGTCCTGACATTCTCATCTTAGACATGGGAGATAAGTTTGCTACTAAGAACACCGACAAGTCAGACATTTACCTGAAGGATGCAGCGATTTATGCACGTAACATCGCAAAGCAGTATGAATGTTGTATTGTGTGGATGTCTCAGCTTAGTGCTACTGCAGAGGGTAAGGTCTATGTAGATCAGTCTATGATGGAAGGCTCTAAAACAGGTAAAGCAGCAGAGGCTGACCTGATGGTTTTGATCAGTAAGAACCCTCTTGTTGAGGGTGCAGAGGAGCAGGACAACCAAAGACACTTGAATATTGCTAAGAATAAGCTTAAGGGTGGATGGCACGGTGTAGTACACTGTGAGTTAGACGGCGGTAGAAGTCTATACACCGCATAGAGGAGAGGGCAGAGGATGAAACTTGTACTTGATGTAGAGAATACAACAAACACACGAGGGGGTAAGCTACACTTAGATCCGTATGAGACGGGCAATAAGTTAGTACAGGTAGGCTTTCAGGACGCTGAAGATGAGACTATGGTGCATACAGTTACCTTGGACCATAAAGAGCGTAAGGATACGTCAGGCTTAAACAGGCAGTTCATTCAGGGTGTGCTTGACGAGACTACACTACTGATCATGCACAAT